GCTTTGATAGTAAAACAAACCACGAAATAAAAAGTTTATGAATAAGGTGGAAATTTTTTACAAAAAAGTGATAGAGGCTGTCTGCAAGGAGTGCGGAACCGATCCGGTAATGATGTTTAGCAACAATAAGGAGAGGAGCGTTGACGCTAGGGGAGTGGCTATAACCATACTGGCCGATCGCAAGTTGAGCGACAATATCATATCCGATCTGACGGGGATGACGAGGCAAGCCGTGAACCGGATGCGTAATTTGTATCCGGACAGGATAAGGAGGAGTTACTATCTGAGAAGAACGGTGGAGAGCGTCAAAGAGGAGCTATCCGGTACGGTCTGAGGGTGCGTTATGTTGTAAGACATGTGATTTGTCTATGAAAAAATTTTCATATAACAAAATTTTTTGCGACATTTGCGGCGTAAAAGGTGATTTTGTAGCCTCGTCAAGTAACCAGCCTTGGCAGAGGCTTTGTTGTATACGAAAAGTTTCATTATGGAAATATATATGCCACATGCGGTAAATGATATTAGGATAGGAGAAGCCTTCAATCATCTATTCAGGATAATCCTGAAAATGGAGAATTCCGATGATGATGATTTCATATGGAACTTCCAATATACGGCATTTGTGACTCCATTTTTCTTATTGCCTCTTATGCTTTATAGAGATAAGTGCGGTAAGAATGTGGTTTGCAAGAATATATCGGACAGTGTTAAAAGCTATCTGGACTCTATTCATTTTGAAGGAGGTGTAGTAGCTGACAGTGTTAGTGATTTTCATAATTATATGGAATATTTTTCTATGAAAAAATATATTCCTATAATAAAGTTCCCGGGATGTAAAAGCAAGGATAGCATAAAAAACGATATACTATCTGTAGCAGAGAATATAATGATAAGGCAATTAAATATTGAAGGAGAGTTGAGAAAGGCTTTATCTTATATGCTGACTGAGACGATTGACAATATATCTGAACATTCAGAGAGTGAATTTGGTTATATATTTGCTCAGTATTATCCGTCAAAGAGTTATATAGACATTTGCATAGCGGATAATGGTATAAGTATACTGGGTAGTTATGTTAAGTCTGGCAAGGGAGGTATAACTAACGATGTGGAGGCTTTAAAAAGCGCGGGAAAGGGTATATCGACTAAAAATTTACCAGATACCGAGAATCGTGGTTATGGTATAAGTACTTGCAAGAGAATGTTGTCTAAGGGACTTGGAGGAACATATTTTTTGCTGTCTGGGCAAGCGTTTCATCTTATGTCAGAGGAAGAGACATCATATATAGGACTTCCTGATTATATAAAATGGGATGGAACTATAGTGGCATTAAGGATACCATATAAAGAGGAAAGGATGTTTAATTTTTATGAATATTTAGAATGAAGATCATGGAAAAGACAATTGTGATATCAGAATTGATAAGGGGAGAGCTTCGTTCTAGGACAGAAGCTAAAAAAATCTATATAAGGGCTAAGGATTTGAATAGCCCATGTGTACGTATAGATTTTAAGGATGTATATTTTATGTCTCGATCATTTGCGGATGAGTTATGCAATACAATAGAGGCTTTGGCCTTGGATAAAGTGAGGGTCTCTATGGAGAATGAGAGCGACTCTATAGATCTGATGATGAAAATAGTAAAAGGTAATAGAAATAAACCGAGGAATATGCATGAGGACAGTGAGGTTAAAGAATTTTCGGACATGGATTCATTGTCAGAGTTCCTGTCTACCATATAAAATTATTTCATGCTATATAAAAGAGAATGATATGAAAAATTTAGATGAAAAAATAGCTAAGGAGTATAATGAATTCCTAGAAAGGAATAGTTTTGATAAATACTCAGATAGAAAAAACATATATCTAGTCCAAACACGCTACAATGCATGTATTGGAAACAGCCTTGCATAAATTAGGAGAAGAATTATTGGCTATAAATTTATAATTAACCGCTATCCTTATGCTTCCTATGGCCCCCAAAAATCTGGGGGCTTTTTTTGTCTCATTCCCTTCCGCAAAGAACTAGCAACAACCTCGCAACAAGCTAGCAAGGAGATATTTATTTAGCAAGGCACTTCTCTGGATTTTTGTGGTGTCCGGGATAACCCGGAATAACCATAAAATTCATGATATATGGAAGCAGAGAAAATTATTAAGGAGAAAGAGATCGTCCATGAGGATGAGCACAAGGATTACGCAAGCAAGGGCGTGGGTAACGCCGGCTTGACATTGGGTATCATTGGTACGGCTCTTGGAGCTTGGGCGGTGTCACGTAACCGTGGCGGCTTGTTCGGCGGTGGCTGGGGAGCCGGTATGCCAGAGAACGTTAACATCAACACGACCACAGGAGGCGGTGGTGGTTCCGGGGTAGGCGCTCCGACTGCGTTCATGGCTTGGGAAAAGGGCTGTGAGGAGGCGTTATCGCTTACAAACGCAATGTGGGGATTGAAAGTCTCAGGTATGCAAGCCGATTACGATCACCGCCAGACGGATATCGCCGAGAAATTCGCCTTGTGGAAGTCACAGGTAGACGCTGATTTCGGATTGTACAAGTCACAGGTAGACGCTGATTTTGGTCTATACAAGAACCAAAGAGACCAGTTCGATGTCTTGAAGGCTCAGATCGATGAATTGAGGTGTCAGGTGGCTGTAGGTTCGGCGATTCGTCCTTACCAAGACAAGTTGCTTCAATGCGAGATCGAGAAGGCGTTCACGGCTAGTGTCAATTACACCGATCGTAGAACCAGCCGTATGATCACGGGAGAATTGGTATTGCCAAATACCCCTACGGTAACAGGCTATCCTAGCTACAATCCGTGCTCATGCCCGGCATCCGCTCCGGCACCTACGGCTTAAGGTAAAGTTAGTGGCTTGTGCTCCCTAGGGGGCGCTTGCCGCTTTCCTTTTTTTAACCACTAACAGTATTATCATGCAGACAAATGTTTTTTTAGGGGGGAGTGACCCTGTATTAGGTAGCAATCCTTATAATCCGAATATAAGCGAGATAGAAGCAAACATTCAGCGTCTCCAGCAAGCGCAGCAACAGATGGAGATCCAGAAGCAACGTATGCTTAACCCTTCTGCGCAACAGTCCCAAAGCCGTAATCCGGTGTGGGACGAGATAGATAAGCTCGTTAGCGAGATGTCGGATAGCGAGTTCGAAATGGTCAATAACAATCCGGAGTATCAACAGTCCTACCAGAAGGTAATGGCTATCCTTAACCGTGAATACATGCGCGTCATGCGTCCGTTGGTGGAGGAGAGCAAGGATGGCAAGGCCGCCTTGGAGGAATTGTTGGGAATGGCCAAGAAGATAAAGAAATCGGCCTCAGAGGAGGTTAACAAGAACATGGCGTTGTTCGCTGAGTACACGGCCAAATACGCCGATATGCCATACGCCGACTTCCTTAAATTGAAGAATAGCGGAAAAGGAGGTAAGAAATGACACGTGAGGAAGGTATGCTTATCGAATTGATCGATAAGGTCAAGAGACAAGGGTATGCTATCAGTACCTTGAGAGAGGAAGTGGAACAATTAAAGAAAGAGTCCTATGGAACTAAAGCAACAAGCTCTAGAGCTAAAAAGCAGGCTAATTAACTCGGTGGAGATATGGGCGGAGGAAAGGGTTGACTCTTTCGTCTCCGGGAACACGGCGTTCAAGCCTCTTGGAAAGTATCTTAAAAGGGGTGTCCATAACATCCTCGTGCAAAAGGATAAGGAGATCACTGAGAAAGTGGAAGGATTCATGTTGTTTGCGGCTGACGAGAATGGCAATTATGACAAGGAAGAGCTATTCGATGACGCCATGAACGTATTCAAGAGCATGAAGCCGTATAAGTTTGAGCAAGGATTTATCAAGGGTACGATCGGGGAAGGCTCCATCTTGATAGAGCTTCCAGATAACGGACTCATGAATTTTATCCTTGGTGACACTAACGCTATCCGTATAACGGAAGCGGATTTTTTGGAGTTGAAATCAATATTTACCGAATAATAATATGATATATGAGATACAAGGAACAGATAAGGGAGTACCAAGCCAAGGGACTAGGCTCCGAGAAGAAGATGTGGGCCTCCATAGACGTGATGGAGGAGGCAATGGAAAAGTTAAGGGAGAAAGACCCGGAAGCGTATGACGAGGCTATGCGTGATTTACATGAGGTGTTTTGTGGGCCTCATTATAATGAGTGCTTTGCTAGGATGGACGTGGCGGCAATGCGTCATAAAGGCAAGGCGGGAGAACATAAAGGTGAGCACTGGAATATGGAGCAGGTGGCTACCGCTATAAAAGGCATGAGCATACCGGGGAATACCAACATATGGGACGTGTACGTTGCTCTTAACGCGAACTGGCATGACAAGGAGATTAAATTCACGGAATGGTTTGACCATGATGCTGAAAAGAAAATCATCGAGGACGCTATAAATTTCTATTTCCTTGACGATGACGCTCCTGAAGGCAAGGTTTGGATTTATATGTGTGCCATGGATGACTAAGACACGATCACATAACAAGAAAAGAAACGATTCTGTAAGACGGGAGATAGACCGCCTTATAGAATCGTTGTCGTTCGAGCCTATAAACTTTCATGAGATTAAGGCTAGGATAAGGCACCTAATGAGCATAGAAGGGAAAAGAAAGTGATATTACACTTTATCCTCTATGCTGACATCAAGGCTTGTCGTGCCTTATTGAGCGCATCTTGATTAACCTGTCCGTTGATTGCGTTCATTTGATCATCTGGGACACCTTGGATATTTCCACCTTGCTCAACCGCTTGTTTGTTGGATTGAATGGACTGAAGTATCTGGTCTGATCCGGGGTAATATGATAGTGATAACATTTGCTCCGCAGAAATGGCTCCGGCCATCCATAATTCCTTCACCAAGTCGTTTAACATCATTCTAGCTACCGGAGATTCAGCGGATTCCTTGATGTTGACCTTGAAATCTATATCTTGGACTGTCTTCGGGTCATACTCATTATAAGTGGCATAACCCGCGGATCTCTCCATCGATATGTTCCTTGGGGATTGATAATATTGATGGATCGTTTTCATCTTCTTGCGAGCGATCTCGGCCTCGAACGTGGAGAACTTGGTTAGTAACGTAGCGATAGATGTAGTGGAGTTCTGTGTTTCCATGGCATATCTGCTTGCCGCTGTTGATCCCGACGGGGTTTTCCCTTGCAAGGCTTCCGACACGGACGTTATATCGTTTATGAAACTCAATTGTAATTGCAATAGCTCCGTGGTACCGATATTGGTAGAGTTCGATGTTATGACTTCCGGTTTGTTCCCGCTCTTGGACGGCTCGTAAAAAATAAATGATCCGATCTCAACGAATTGCTCGGCGAACTCACGATTGGACATCCCGTCCGGAACGGAGTCTTTAGGGATCATCTTTACTCCCTTTACCGCTGATTGGATAGCCAAGTCGTTAAGCATGATCAGCCGGTTGATGTATCGTTGCTGATCTATGATAACGGAAATAAAAGGAACTGTCCGTCCATTCACCAAATAGTGTAGCTTGTAAATATAGGGGTGAGACTTATATTCATAAGGCGTGTCATACTCGGTAAGTACACGTCCGTCCGGTGATAGCATTTGGAAATGCCAATATTGATCTATTATATAGGTGTATTCTATCAATGGAATCTCCTCCGGAGGTAATCCCTGTGACATTCCCATACGCATACGATCCTCGTTCTCTCTCTTGATGACAGGAAGATCGCTAAGCTCTATCCTGTATATAGGATCATCGGTGTCCATGATATCCACGCAACGGTATCTAGGCTTGTTCTCCAATGTCCAAACATGGTAGGTCCGGCACAGGTCGGCGGCGGGAGGCGTGTCGAAAGACTCGTCCATGAAACGATCCGTCTGCTGGGTTCCCAGATTTTCCATACGATTGAGCCAAGATGAGTAAATCTCCTCCAATTGCCTGTAATCATACTCGGACTCCGCTAATACCGAGGCCAGCTCGCCTAATGTATAGTCACGGATCTCCCCGATCAAGGAATCATCCCAGTGCCTTGGATCATTGGCTTTCGACTCATAGAAGAAATAGGAAGGGTTGACCACGTAGGTGTAGCTGTCCTCTATATCGTCATGGCTAGACCATTCTTCCGTTACCACGGCGCATCCACCGCAAATAAACTCTATCATCTCAGAGGTGAGGACATCTTTCATAAGGTTATTTTCCCAGTTGGTCTGTAAAGCGTCCGTCATCATCTGTGACTTGGTATCCGCATCTTTCTGCCGGGCGAAACATACGGGAAGGGTAGCGGTCTTTGCGTATAACCCCGCCAAAGTATTTACGATCTTGAAAAGATGATTGTTCTGCAAAGCGACCCCTCCCGTACGCCTCGCTATCCTATCGCGTTCCTTCACCCTTTCCCCGTCCTTGTCCACCACGATATCACCCCATTGGTCACCGAACACGTAACGGAAATTACGAAGACGGGTGGCCCTGAAATCGCTAAGGTTTTCCCAAGCGTTTTGGCACCTAGACAGTAAAGGTATGTTGGTCTTGTCCGTGCCTGATATCTTGATGCGGTGTTTGACGCTGTCAACCGTCGTGGGGCGTCGGGAAAACCGTGATTTAGGAATAAGTCGTTTCATGATTGGTCTTTTTAATCGCAAATAAATCGAATAAAAGGACTTGTTTTTGTCAGAATAACCAAAATAACAAAATAATCATACCTAAAGCCCTATTTTTGCCAGAAAAGGATCACAAATGACATATGAGTTTGAATATATAAAGGCGATAAATAAATGCGAGATGCTATCCAGCTTCGAGGGACGTGATCTCGTCGGGGATAGCGGGGAAAGCCTATATCTAAAGATAAAGATAACGGAACAGGACAGGCCTCTTATAAGGACATATCTGGAACAGGCGGCGAGGGTTCTTGAAGAAGGTATGGCCAAAATCATAACCTCTTCCGCTTATTCGGAAAAAGGGTTCGTATGGGAGGTCAGGACGGAGGATACACGTTGGAATGTCAACAGGAAACTGGACGAGAACCTGTTGGACGCTCTGGTAGGTTATTCTATGATGAGTTGGCTTTCCGATCGGAAGCCTGATAGGATAGGGGTTTATAAATCTTTGTGGGAGGATATGTCCGTCATGTGCGTGAAGAACATATACAGGAAGAATCCCCCGCTATTAAAAAAAGCATGATATGGACATAAATCTAGGTTGGACATATTTAAAGCATGACATTGACCAGTGGACATGGAGGCTGGGAGATATGAGAAAGGAGGATCCCGGTAAAAGATTCTCCTCGCAGTCCGATGATAACGAGGCCGATGATACTTTTATAAGACGCAAGATAGAGGAGGCGGTGGCGACCTTAAAGGTTTCCTTGTCCGGTATCTTGGAGGATATACCCGGCGATTCGGATGATTCATTGGATACCGATGCCGTGAATTGGGTGTTGCGCATGAAGGATCGTCGTGGAGGATATGATAGTGAGTCATTGGCGACCTTGGTCCATAAATACGTGGTGTGGTTCGTCCTTTGGAATTGGTGCCTGATTTACTTTGAGGAACTAGCCGGAAAGCTAGAGGAGGAGTTAAAGGGTATAGCGTCCATGATAGAGGAAACCGCCTATTCAAGGAAAGCCCCGCGAAAGTGCAAGAGGAAGCCGTTTAAGGATATCGATGATGTCATTGTTGATGATGTCATTATAGAAACAGGAGAAATATGAGAGACAGGAAAATCATACAGCCACGTGTCGATATGCGTGGATTTGAGTTAACGATAACGCTATTGAGGTGCGAGATTGAGTATGACGTGGATTTCGAGACATGGAAGGTTGGGGATGTATCGGGCCTTCCCGGAAAGGAAAGAGCTGGGCTGGAGACCTCAGAGGAAACGGCGGATTGGATGTTTCGTCAAGTGAATGACGCGTTGTCGGAGGCTACCGGCCATTTACGGGCGTTTTCCCCTTGGGTTCAGAGCCGCGCCGTAACGGACGAGGTGAAGGATGATAGGGAATGGATCATAAACTTGGTGATGGAAAGAGGATGGCGTGGGGATCCGAGGAGATTGGCCGTTTATATCCACCGTTTCGTGGTTGATAGCGTATTATCTTTTTGGTATAGGATGGTAGATCCATCTAGGGTACAGATGTACGCCTCTCAAAAGGAGGTGGATAGAAGAAATATCATAAACGAGGCAAGGGAGACACAGGTTAAGGATGTTTATTTCAGATTATAGATCATGAGAAAAGGTTTTGAGAATGGTCACATGAAGATGGGAGGAAGGGAGAAGGGAACCCGGAATAAGAACACGGAGATAAAGAATTTTTTCCGTGATTTCGTAATCGACAATCAGGAAGAGTTCAAGAAAGCTTTCCTCAAGCTAAAGGATAAGGATAAATGCGCTGTTTATTTAAAGGCTAGTGAGTTCGTGGTACCAAAGGTATCCTCTATAAAGTTCGAGGACGCCAAAAACACTAATTCCGCTATTGAGTTGTTGAAGGTAGCGGCCAGTTACAAGCAAAAAAAATGACATATACCCCCGGCTAGGCCGAGGGGTACTTTAACGCATCCTCCAATCCCTTCTAGTCTCGAATCTTACTCTGGTTCCTGATAATGTATCTAAATCATATAGGTTTGAGAAATAAACGAGCCGATAGTATTTAAAAGCCCTTTGCCTAAGAGATTTAAGCCGAGACCAATTTTTCCTATCTGCGCTTACGAATACGGCTATCTTGATTTTTGAGGACTCATCCTTTCGTAAACCCAACGTCCTAAGATCGACTAGTACCTTCAAAGAGAAAGGATCTCCTAACGTCAAGGCACGTGTGATCGCTATGCCTTTTCTGGTATCTTCCGAGACATATTTTTCCAGTGAGTACAAGGCGTTACCTATTTGCACTACCGAGCTTGGATAATCTTGCGCCATGGCCTTGACCTCTTCCCCTACGAAAGTGGAGAATTCCCCGGTGTCCAAAGAATATACATAATGCTTTCTAGTCCCTTTGGGATAAATATGCAATAGGGAATTCGTATAATCATAGGCAATTTTACAAGTTCGCAATGTTTCTACGAAAGTTTCCATGTCCGGGATGAACAGATCGCTAAAATCCGGGTTGACATTAAAGAATGTCTCATCAATATTTACTCCTTCCAACGATGACGATAAAAGGCTGATATCGGAGCCTTGCAATAATTTAAGGCCACGCTCGGTACTGAATACTATCGAGGAATCCAGTTGCGTGATACTATCCGGATTATTGCAAATATCCCTGCTTATAGGTTGGATGGAGGAATACAATCCAGCATCCGATAATTGCAAGGCCCATATCCCATCGGAAGAGAAAGCGTATAAGGGGAATTGCCCGAATTGTCCTTGGGACAGCGCTTTAGTGGTGGATCGGATACCTATGATCTCACCGGTTCCCACCGTGTTTATTCCCGCTAACGGGAAATAAAACGGGTTGTTGACCTCGGACGTATATATCTTGTTTGGCATATTGACCGACTTGTCCGTTGATATTGGTGTGCTATCGCTGCCCGGTTTAAATATGATCGGGGCGTATGAGTCGAAATAGTAAGACCCGTTCAGCGTGTTATGAGGAGAGAGAGTAACGATCGCTTGGTATCCGTCCGAATTCCGTGTTATCACCATCTTGTATGCGTTAGCGTTGGGGTAATATAGATAATGCAAATTGATACCAAGGTTATATGAGGAGGATGTTTGAACGACGATATCTTTTTCTCCTTCTCTTATGAAAACCTTTATGCTCAACGTGCTGCTACCGTCGTTGTACGCTACCATAGACTCCGGAGGATAACCATCAAATAGTATCCTTTTTATATTAGCTATATTTAACCGCTGGTTATAAGTATAGGAATAATCAGGTATTAGCCAATCTAAATTCTGGTACGCATCCGCGTCAACAAGTTGCTCTCGATTTTGCAACGATTCCAGCACATTATCCTCTAAAGTGAGAGAGTGTCTTTCACCTCCGTTATAACCGCACAAGTCCTCATACGCTATGCTTGCTACTTTGTAAAACAATGAATTATCCGGCACCTTATTATCCATGGCCTTTCCGGGTAAGACGAGTTGATCGGTATAACCTGATCCCGGCAGGGCTATGGATAAGGCTTCCTCGAATGTATGCCTATTGTAATATCCTCCACCTATAGAGTACACCCCGAAACCGTTATCGTCTGATATCTTTTGTGCCCCATTAATCTCCCCATAATAATCAAAGGTGTATATTGGCGGCGTTATGAATATATCAAGGCTTTTAACTATGTCCTTCCACCATTCCCTTTGATTCCCCATTCCGCTGACTTTGTAATTAATGGAGCATACCACTGAGGATATAATGAAGTTTACAATGATCTTTGCGTCAAAATCCTCTGTGTCCACGTCAATAGTAAACGGAACGTGAGGAGTTACTCCGGACGATGGTATCATCAGTATCGGGGCTGATTGCATGTAAGACGTTCCGTCATATAGTCTATAAGCGTAACGAATAAAGAACGGATATATAAACATGCCTCTATCCACGCTTCTCTTCCTGATAAATTTTGAGACATATCCCATCACGGAATTACTGATAGTTGATAGTTGATCTTCCGTAAAGGCTCCATCATAGGGAGGATCAACGGATACGGATAATTGTTCGGTCTTATCCAATGATCCTACCAATCCGAATGACAGGATAGGGAAGGGGGGCTTATCTCCTAATTCCTTATAAAACTCTCCATCCCAAAGTAAATATCTTATAGGATCTTCGCTTATTACAATCAAGGTGTTTCCTATGGACGTGATAGCTTTGGGTATTTTGTCATATTGGTTCGCTCCAATAAGATGGGTCGTTCCGTCCGTATCCGCATAACGTAAAACATTCGTCTGGAAAAAGATATAGTGAAGGAAATCCTTTGTCCGATGCACGTACATAAGTATCGATCCTTCCGGAAGGGTTATGCCTAATTCTTTCGGAGGCTGTATATTCACCAACTCACCATTCTTGGGTATCAAATTTACACATTCTGATAATTCCCCCTCGTTTCCGATAGATGGAGAACGGTGTATCCCGTAGGATAATGAAATATCTTGCTGTTCCATTTTTTGCGATAAAATTATATGATATAAGTAATAGGTTTTGACATATTGATCAAAACCTATTGCATTTAGATGGCCTTGATGTGCCTGTTATGATGACATGTATTTTTTTACGACATCCATATTACTAAAGGACATGGATAGAAACCGCATTGAGTCATTCCTTACGCTAGTCAATGCCTTCACGTTGTCTTCAAATGGATTTAACGATTTTATGGCGGAGACAAGATCATGCATACAATAGCATGCCAACAATACATACAATCCCATGACCTCTGAATTGTTTTGTTCAGCGGCTTTATGCAATACTTTGTCTGCGAGTCCCATCTTAACCATATTGCCATTGTCATCTTTTTGATACATAGGTATATCAACTCCCATTTTGTCCTTGAAAAAATCCGCTATGGATAAATTAGCCTCTGCTTGTAGGCATCCGTATAGCCTCTCCAAATCTTTCGGGATGGTCTCTTGAACTATATCAATCCAATCGTCACAGACTAACTCCCTTATGACTGAGTAAGGCTCAAGCCTGTCATTGGGAATATCCATGACTTTCACGCTTCCATCCTCGTTATAGTCATCGTCATCGCCGCCATATTCATTAACGCTCTCGATACGTTTCGAGGAAGCGTAATATTTCCAGCTCCCACCAAACTCTGTCAGGTATTCATCCAGTGTTTTTATCCATCCATTCAGCTTGTATATGAATTGATGAAGATACATTTCCCACAAGCATGTATCATAAAAAAGATCAATGCAATATCGGCTATTTTCATCATCTTTATGACGAAAAGTACGGGGTGCGGATATGATTCTCGCCATATCCAAATTCCCTAACACCTTATTGAAAAAGTTGGCCAATAAACTGTCATCATCTATGCGTGATAACAGCTCATAAAAAGGTTTATCTCTCATTAGGCTGAAATTTTAAGGTTATACAAATCAAGGATGAACTTCTTCCCGGCCTCCGTCCAATACATATGCTGGCGTGTCTTAATCTCATGATTTCAATTTATTTATTATTTAATGATTATATAGTCCCCGCAATCTTCAATATACTTTATTCCGGCACTATCAAGAGTATTCTCTATGTCCACTTGGCACAGGCAAGATTCCGGTATGATATTGTCATACCCTTCCGCTGGGATCATTTTCGTGATTTGCGGGAAATGATCCTCTAGTTGTTTAGGGGATTGTATTTCTACATCCCCGTCGTAAATAAGTACGCACATGTTATTTAAATTATGAGCCTTCCCATGAAGGCTCGGTTAATACTATTCCTCAGATCGAGTATAGGCATCCAATGGGTAACACAAATTTTATCACCATTAGTATCATACCATTCATTACATTCTCTGCAATACCAACCCTGTTGTAAGTATTTAAAATAATCAGTACACCAGCAGCCAGTTATTACCAGATCTTCATCATCAGGTAACTTATCTTTTGTGCTTATCCACGGGAATTGCTTTGCCTGCCATTCGGCACCTGCTATAAATCCCTGATAATACGCCGGGAATGCACTACCGCTACTCCTGCTTTCAGCGAATAAATGAGCCGCTTCTTCTACTGTCTGTCTCATATCAATATCTCTTTCCATGATTTTAAATAATATTTAAATATTGCTAACCACACATTGTTAGTACACGGTAAACCTGTATATTTGCGTTGCGTTTGGTTGGAACATTAACACCTCCAATCTGGTGAACTGTCATTCACCTCCTTGTCCTATCTCCCTTGTCCGAGAAAAGACACAAGCCCATTGTCCTGTAACTTTGGGCTTTTTTTAGTTTCGCTTGACAGGGCGTAGCTAAATATAGCTTGACGATGCAGGTCGTCAGGCAAATCGGAAAGGAGGTGTTTAATGTGGAAGACCAAACGCGCGAAGACAGCAAGACTCGTATTTTCTGTCGCTACATAGTAAAGAATGGTAAGAGAATCTATCCTAAGACCTCTCGTTATTTCTCTTTCTTGGTGAGCGATAAAAAGTAAGCCTAGCTGTTTTTTAGGAGATGTGCAGGCATCTCCTTCCTTTATTAGTCTATAAGCGTTACCTTAATCATTTGATCCTCCTTTCTCTAATATATCCTCACAAGCTCTACTATCGCACCTTACCGGCTTTTGATGGAAGGCGCACCAAGCTTCCCCGTTAGCGTCTTCATACTCGATAAGTCGGCAATCGCCGCATTTATCTGTTAGGAATTTCTTGTCAAGGTATCCTTCCTTGATAAGCCATTCAATCATTTCAGTGATAGCATCAAAAAGGCTCTCCCTGCAATATGACTGGGCAAGGTTACTTCCTGCGGAATACTTTATAGTGAATTCTTTATCTCGTGGAAGTATGAATAGGTAATAGTTGTATCCCTCACATTCTATTTGATCGGGCATCATGTTTATCAGCTTAGCCAAACTCCATGCTGGGACATCCTTGCCCCATAGATTGTCAAACACTTCTTCCCCCGTCATGTGTGTGCCATCAGGACGCCTATTAAAAGGCATTGCAAGTTTAGCTATTCTTTGCGGTGTCCAAAACTTACCTCTCAATGTAGGCGGTTTTGTTTGTAGTTCCCACTCCAACGTAGGCACTCGGCTTCTCGTAAAGTGATACGACATGTCCGCCGTCTCCGGTCTCACCCCGGCCTCTAATAGCCGGGATGATTGTTCTTTATTCGTGCAAATTTGATTCATGATTTCTATTTATTAGCAAAATTTTAAATTCCATCTTTCCCTCAATTTGTTAATGTAAGATAAGTACCATTCACGAGCTTTTTCCTTGGCTTTTTCTTCATCCTCAATACCTTCATAGAACTCATCTTCCTTGGAAAAAGGATCATGCTCAATAAATTCCTCGGTCTTGCAGAACGGACAAGGGATATCACCCTCTCCATATAGTTCTCCGTTTTCGTTACATTTATCCAAATCCCATAAATATCCATTGATACAACGTGCGTCTGGATAAGATGCGCCGAAAAAAGGAAACTCGGGACATTGTTTTATTTTCTCTTCCATATCTACCCCTCCTGTATTATGACATCCCCATCCTTATCCGTGAACACTTCCACTAAATCGTAGTAATATTGATCGTCGGACGTGCGGATCATTACCTCCGCTTCCGGGTCTTGCTCTTGTAATAGAGCGATTAGTTCTTTATTTCTCATATCAATTTGGATTAAATAGTTAATTACCCGGCTTTCTCAAAAGCCTTATTGAACACCCTCGGATCAAGTATAGCGTTCGTTATCGCCGTGAACGCCTTCACGATCTCGGGCTGCTCATTTAAGTTTATTTTCACGTCCTTCCCGGTGACCTCGCTTGATAACCGGTCACTTAGGAACTCTACCCTGCCCAAATCTAGATAGGACAGGGGATTGTACGCCAACGGGACGATCCCCCGCATCCTTTCGCCGAAATCGTATATCGTGATCCTAGACATCTGCGCCAACATGTTTATCGTGGATGACAGGGATGCGATCCGGTTAGATGAGCCCGATACCCCGTGATCCAGCAATATCTGGCTGATCGTATAGTAGTACCGGTCTATATGAGGTTGCACGTCCTCCTCCATGCTTTGCGTTATCTCGGCGAACGCCTCCTTGTTGGCCTTGGCTATCCGGAAGATGTTGGTGTTATAAGCGTTTATCCCCCTCTCGATAGCGTTGGCCGTCCGTTTTGCGTTATGCCTGTAGTGCTCGCTATTCCTTATGGCCTCCATGAGTGATACCGTGTAGTTATACACTTGGTCGTTCAAGAAAAGCACCATGTAGGTTAGTGAGGTGACAAGGCCGTTCGTGTCCTTGTCGATCTCTTCCCAATCGTTGTATTGCTTCATGACTTATTTATCGAATTTGATTTGGTACAGGTGGAAACAATTCTCGTGCAGGTTAACAAATTCCTTACGTGGAGGGAATATCTGAGCTACCTGCATGCTGTCCGGCATAAACTTGTATCGTATCTCTTTCAGTTCGTAATATCCGAGCGTGTGATTGGCTGATACGGACAGATGCCATTCACCCATTTCCTTATTTATGAGAATATCCTTTCCTTTGTAGGTGAACATACCCGTCTCGTAGACTCCGTACTCATCCTCGATATGCTCATATATGAAATCGATCGGAAGCATCGTAAATGCCATTGGTAATGGCCGTTTATATTTCTTCAATTCCTCATTTGTCATTTTCTCTGTTTTTTAATTTATCTCATCATAGATGAATGCAGTTTTCAACTATGATGAATGTCTTTCTTTAAATTGCTGTCGAATATTTTAATACACTCAAACAGGTATTTTGCCACTGTTGGATTTACCGCATTGCCGATACTTCCAACTCTGTGTGTCCAATTGGGAAACCCATCATCATTTCTAACAATGCTATGCGCTGGGATTTCAAGAATCCTTTTTGCGCAAGTATATCCGACACTCGTATCTGATGTCCACTCTTTAAATGTCGAGTTAAAGTATCCATCGTTGCAAATGTCGCTTTGTAATCCGATTTTATTGGAGTAGGCAATAAGGTAAAGTCTTTCCCTTTTATGTGGGTATCCAAAAGCGTAGTTTGATATACATTGCCATTCCGCATTATACCCGATTTGGGAAAGGTCGCATAGGACCTGTTCGAGACCGGAAATAACGAGAGCTGGCGAGTTTTCAATGATGACGTATTTAGGTCTAACCTCCCGTACAATTCTATACATCTCACTCCATAAGCCGGACCGTTTCCCTTTAATACCTTCACGTTTTCCGGCAATACTGATGTCTTGACACGGAAATCCTCCACTAATGATGTCCACATATCCGGGGTTTGACAATTCTTTAATGTCCTCATATTGCTTTGTATTTGGAAAATGTTTTTTTAATATACTCCTCTGGAATGGCTCAATCTCACAGTTCCACAAAGTATCTATACCAACCCATTCCGCTCCGGTCTCAAATCCGCCCACGCCAGAAAATAATGATCCATGTGTCATATCTCCTTGGTTTTGGCAAACACCACACTCTCGTGATCTGGCCTCAAATGGGCCATGCAAGCAGATGAGTATTCGCAGAATCTCGCACCCTCGTCCCGGAAGACGCATCCCCTGCACGGGATCTTGTTCTGACCGTTGTAATACGGCCTGTACTTTTCCACGATAATTTTCATGTCTCCTACCAACACGATCAAACCGGTAGGGGTGTTTCTCAATCTCTCTGTTATTTCCATGTTACTCTATATCTGTTTTCTTTACCCTGTAATGTGTCCCATTGATCTCTTTAACGGCAAAGTCAGAGAACGTTGCCTCTCCCTTGGACACCATCTTACATACGTCGTTGTAAGAGTATAGCTTGGCTCTCTTGTCAAACTTGATGATATCCGCTATGTTAAGCTCCTTGTAGTTGAAATTGTCAATAAGATGGTTGATAGCGTCATTAAGCCGTTTTGTGGTGAACTTATTCGCCCTTACCCTTTCCGCTAACAAATTGAAGAACGGATCTCCCATTTTCGGGAATGCGGTCATCAATCTGCTGATAGATACGGCTATTTCTCGTGGCTCAGCTAAATCCCCGGTATAGAGACTTACGCTGCACTCACCGTTTGGATTCCTCGAAATCGGCTCGGGCGATTCCCTCTGCGATATTTCGAAGGAACTCGTTTGGATCACGGTTGCATTGTTGAGTATTTGCCCTATTTTTGTTGTCATAATTACCTGATATTACTTTCTCGAAATTAGTTGGCTTGATAAGCCAGTCAAAAGAGGCTCGCCAGCCATTTTTATTCTGGCCTTTGAGAAAATCGCTGTTTAAAGCCATTTGTATCATCCTCGCGAAGGTTTCTTTCCCGTATGTCTTGATACGTGCGTTTATCATCCCTTTTCGCTTGTCTGACAGAGGCATCCGTATATTTCCGAACGCTCCTTGCGTTTTTTCATTGAAAAATTTGACAAGTTCCGCGTAATCAATCCGTCCATCGTGCGGCTGTGAAGTCGCACATACAGGAGATTCGTTAGAATCTTCTGTTATATTTTCCTCTTCCTTTTCCTCTTCCTTTATAGGCACTGATTGTTCAGTGAACGTTCCGTGATTAATCAGTGATTGTTCAGTGAATTTTGATAAGATATTGTCTAACTTGTTTTTAGGTATGTTCAAATCGTCAACATTCGGTCGGTTTATCACTTGATGCCGAGCGAATTTAGGCAGATATATGAAATTCTCATTATTATAAGAGAACTGACATATAAATCCATTTGTCGCAAGCTCTGATAACCATTTCTCAAACTGTTGAACCTGAATTTGGTCATACGGGAATATCTTAGACTTTAACCATATCGTGTCACCGATCACAACGCCGACATCATCGGAGAAAGTCCATAATCCTATGTATAGGAGTCTGGAGTCTCTGCTGATCTTACCTATTTTGGAATCGTCCCAGAATTTAGGCTTAATTGTCCTTATCCGTGCCATGCTTATTTCTTTTTAGGTGTGTCATTTTTATGTAGTTTTATTTTTTAGACAATACAATATACTCCCCGGCCTAGACCGGGGCTTTTAAAATCTTAATACGTGAGTAGGGTAGGGCTATTTGATAGTCCTCTTGATCTCGTCCATCAACCTCTCTGTTATCCTCTTGTCGTGCCACTCATGCCATTCAGTGAATAGCCCCTTGGCGGCAATGAAGAAGAAGCATGAGTTCTTTAGCTCCGTCTCTTGCGAAGACGTGATGCGTGCCCATTTTAGCTGGTTCTTCACGTGCTCCAGTTCCTTGGAAAGCATGTCGTTCTCCTTGGATAGGCGGTTGATGCGGATAGTTTGTTGACGTGCTGTTGGAGTACTCATAGCGCACCTCCTTCCAGCCCGGCTAAAATGAATGCGGACATCAATAAGATTAGTACCTTGACATAGCCGATAACGTCGTTCTTGTTATCGCACTCGAGCAAGCCGAATGACATGAAGGTTAATAGCTTGGCGATGGATCGCCATGATAGGAAGCTCGTTTCGTGAGCGGACGTGGTTGTGCAATTACTGTTGTTCGTTACACTCGCAGATTTCATAGGACTTGGCATGTTAATGAAATTTGAGTATATAAAAAAGGCTATCGCCCCACGAACCGCCAAGTCCAAGTTAAAACACAAGTGTCGTAACCCATGTGGATTGATAGCCTTTATATCTTTGTAGATATAACACGCCATGTCTAGCCATAAAAATAGCTACGACAAACTTGTTTTCTAATACTTGAACTGGCGGGTCCACTGCAAAGATACAACTCAAATTCAAAATGCCAAATGATTTTATGAAAAAAGCGGAAAAGATACTTTCTATTCCGCTTCGTTAATCAATGATTGGGTGAGATTTTAATCTAAATCGATCACGTCATGCAATGCCATTATCTTATAGGCGGCTGGTTTCCCTTGTACCGTCTGAACGATCACGTCAACGATGTAACCTTTCAGCATTGGATTTTGAGCCGATCTTAGAATATCGTCCTCTAGCGTGTCAGAGTCAAACACTAATCCTAATTTCCTGTCTGATATAGCGTCAATAACTCCTTTGTTACCTCTGTCAGCGCCATCCTTCCTGACTTGATATATGGTCATCAATTGTTTCCTGTAGATATCTCCCTCATTAGATAGCGCCTTTCTCTCCTTTAATGCGTTATCCGATTGGTTTTGTATACCGTTGCCTTCAATATGATTGAATGTACATCCCTCGAAAATGACATTGCCTGCGTTGTCGTTGATTACTTGGACGGTCATTAAGCCGTTCCTGTCATTTGCCGGTATGGACACCATATCATGAACGCCTTTAAGTTCCGGTACGTTCAACTCAGGTTCGTCGCCTTTAGACAAGACGAAATAATCATAGATACTTTTAATGTGCTTGGCGAAGTCAAGTATCAAATTAGAATTTTCCACGAATGGAATAACCGCCAAGGACGCTAGCTCTACGAGATGTATGTCAATACTTCCTTCTATTATTTTACTGACATATAGCTTTGCGTTAGCCTCCTCTTTTGACTTCCCGTTCTTTTGGGCGAAGTTGGAGAACAGCGTTCCAAAAGCGCTCATCGTTTTCGTGAAGTCTGAAACATCTACAGGCTGGGAGTTCTTTATGTGAATCCTTAAAACGTTATTATTATTCATGACTATTTTTTTTTGAAAGATACTATTCATTTTCAAGATACCAAACATATTGAAGTTTTTTTAGAACCACGGGATATATCCCGGTGGCGTGTTGTCCTTGTCCTTGAATCTTTTTAGATGCTCTTCCACGTTCAAGCCCTCCCTTACGAGGATGATCGTGTTCTTGTCAACCCTTACGGGTATCCTCTTGAATTTAGGCTCCGGGAGTATATCCCCGTTTGCCTTAGTGTTCGCTTTGATAGTTCTCATATAAGTTATCGTTTATAGTTGTCACAATACCGGAAGGAGTTCGCTACCCTTCCGGTGTTCAATATCTCGCACCATACGGCCAGACCCTTGTGAGGCTTGCCGTGCACGCAATCGGCGCATCTGATACGCTCGGGTTGCTTGGTAGGTTTCTTAGCCATTCAAGTAGTCTTTTATAAGCGTGATGAAATCGTCCAGCGATCGGCATATCTCATATCTGTACCCTTGAGCCTCTACCGCCTTCTGGAATGCCTTCTGGCTGTCCTGTTGCCGGCCTTTTCTTGTCTTCATTTCCACGTACAGACCGTGATGGACGTTATTCGGGACTGACAGGAACAGATCGGCGACCCCGGCCAATGCCCCTTCCGCTTTCAGTATAGCCCCGGTTACCGTGTCCCTCCGTCCTCCGTTCGGGACGCTAAAGAAGCATCCGGCGTATTTCGGGTATTGGAGACGGAAGTATCTGACGCAAGCTTGCTGGGTCTGTGATTCGATATTCCTCATTTGTACTTGTCGTCTATCAAGATTAATACAATAAAAATTATCGCTAGGATAGCGAATATGAACGTTATCACCCCGAAGGATAATAACAGGCTTTGAAAAATGTCACTCATAATCGTAATTGTCAAAATCGTCCGGATCGTAATCCGGAATGTCGTTACCGAAATCCATGTTGTTATTTGTTGTTGGTGGGAGGTGACGGAGTCGAACCGCCCTTAATCGTATTGATTGGGTGCGCACCTCTAATCACTTACCGATGTGATAACCTCCCGAGCTCCCCGCAATCCTCACGGACGGCGGGGATAATCATTAACTAACCCAAATCAAATACTATGGAAAACTCACTCTAATATTAATTAGCTTCTTGATTTAACGCCTCATTGTATAAAGGCATGATTAATCCGATACTGCTTACGTCTTCTACCATGCTGTCAAAAATGATGGCATCGTTAACGCCCTTGAAAGTAGCCGTGCATCGATCGCATTCATATAAAGCTTTCCTCATTATGTCGAATAAGCCCATGTTAAAGGATATTTGAGGAAGCGGAACGCTGGGTTTTGCCAGATGATTTTGTATCACTTTCTCTGCGTCTGGATATTTTAAGTTCTCATCCGCGAAATAGAAGAACGCCTTGTCATTCTTCTTATGGCACTCTATTCCGTCATCAGAGATAAGGATGTCATCATATTTCAACATGTCCTTAAAAAATAGACTATGCAGCAATTTGCCGTCTAACGCCTGTATCATGGCTTCGTCAAGGTTTGAGCATTCGGATATCCTGTTTTTAACGATAATATATCCGTCACTGGCGTAGGCCCAATCTCCCTTGAAATATACGCATTCCATAGCGGGACGGTTATCGTCCTTTGCGCAAGCCAAAAACATTTGTACGTTCTTGTCAAAGTTGTAAGAACCTTCTTTTCTCTTTCCCATATCATTAATATTTAATATTATATTTTCTTCTTTCGTATTGTGGGACATACCCTTTGCAAGGAGTATTCCCGTCAAGTAAGGCCGATTCCGGCCTCACAGTTTCCCCTTCTTTTTTAGACGGGTCTGTCCAATGCCTCTGCCGTTGATGACAGAGGCAATGCTTTTTAGAGCAAGCCTCATTGAGGCAGTATTTAAAATCTCTCATTATCGTATCTCTTATAGGTTTCCAGCTTCTTGACCTCCTTTTTAAGGAGTCTGGCCGCATCCTTGTATCTGACGCTGCCATAAGAAGCGGTAATAATAATGTTGGTATGCCTCACGATCTTGTCGATCAGGTAATTTGGAGGCCTGTCGCTTTTTCTCATGACTAAAAATTCGAAAGGTTTCT